GCCGATTCGATCGGTGGTTGCGGATGCGATTCTCAACACCAGCGTCCTGCTCCTGCGTCCGGTCGGCACGCCGTTCAACGCTGATGATTGGTCAACCGTTGCGCCGCAGCCGCGGCCGGTCGTGGTCCATCATTTACGGCAACAACTCAATCCGAGCGTTACGCTGCCGTTTAGTGAGCAGCAATGGGCGAAGCCGGCGGCGCTGCCACCGCTGGTTGTTACTGAGCCGATTCGTAATCGCCTGCCGTTGCCGGTATCGGTCGTCGTGCCGCCGTTCAATCAGGATGATTGGGGGCTGCCGGCGCGGCTCCGGCTGAAGCCTGAAACCTCCATTTTCTTTTACCTGCAGGATCAGACGTCCCCGGCGTTTATCCAATTCGACTGGCCGAAGGCGCCGCGGCTGCCCTCGATTCCGGCTGAACAAGTCGCGAATCGCCTCGTGCTGCCGATCGTTGTGGTCGTCCTGCCACCCTTCAATCAGGACGACTGGCCGAACGCCTCGACGCGCCAGATTGCGAAGATCGTTGACCCGTATAACCGCAACGTGCTCCTGCCGCCTGCGGTGGGGCAGCCTGGACATCAATTCGACTGGCCGCTCCCACAGGGCGCCCGCTCGCTGCAGGGCAGTCATACCGTCAACGATTTGGGCATCTTGTCGGTGCCCGTCGTGCGTCCCGTGCGGCCCTTGGACTGGCCGCTGCCCGCGCGACCGATGCTGCTCACGGTCATGTGGATTCACCAAGGGACGTCGCCGCTGTATGTGCCGACGTTCCGCGCGGAATGGGCCGTCAACAGTAATCAAGTGGTCGGCCCGTGGGCGCCGCAACCGGAGACACACTAGGTGCTACACTACGCACGGCTGAGCCATGGTTAAAAACCAACCGAATCAAGTCATTGGCGCGCAGATGGTCGATGCGACCACGGGCGCCGCCTATGCCGGTGGCGTCACGGTCTATATCACCGGGGACGGTGGCACGCAGACGCTCGGCTCGGTGAACAGCGGGATCTGCCAACCCGAAGGCAACGGGCTCTATAACTACTTCCCGACTGCCTCCGAAACGAACTACACCCTCATTCAGTTCACCTTCATCGGGGCAGGCTCGATTCCGGCCACGATTCAGGTGGCCACCGTCACGGCCGCCTCGCAGCAAGCCGTCACGGGCACATCCGGCACGCTGGCCTTTACGGTGCGCTCGCTCATTGCAGATGCATTGGTCGAGATCGGCGTGCTCGAACCCGGCGAGCAGGCCAGCGCCGCGCAAGCCGATATTGGCCTACGGCGCGTGCAGGCGATGATTGATACGTGGGCCGCTGACCGGCTGACGCTCTCGCTACAGCTGCGCACGGCGTTTACGTGGCCGGCGACGACGTCCAGCGTGCAAGTCGGCATTGGGCAAACGGTCAACATGGACCGGCCGATGTGGCTGAATGCCGTGAAGTTCGTCATTCCCGGCTCCTCGCCCGCCATCGAAGTGGCGATCGGCATGATGGACGAAGATGCCTATTCGTCGCTGTCGATTAAGGGCTTGCCGTCCGCGCTGCCGACGCAGAGCTTTTACCAGACGAACCTGACGGACGCGAATGCCACGCTGTTTCTGTGGCCGCAGCCGCAGAGTCTCACGATTGTGCTGTATTCGCCGCAAGCGGTGGGCGTGCCGGCGAGTCTCAACAGCATCATCCAAGGGCCGCCAGGGTATGCGGATGCGTTCCTGTATCAACTGGCGCTGCGGCTCTGTTCGCCCTTTGGCGTGAAGCTCGATGCCGTGCCGCTGTTGCCGGGGATGGCGCGCGCGGCCTTTGAGAATATGAAGAAGCCGAACGTGGACCCAGGCGCGATGTCGGTCGATCCGGCGCTCGTGCCGGGCGCGGGCGCGGGCTGGAATTACCTCACCGGCAATACGACCTACGGGAACCGATAAGGAGCAGCGATGGCAACGCCTTACCTCGTGAATGGGATGACCGGCCTGCTGGCCACGCCGATCTGTGTGAGTGGCGCCGGCTGCAAGCTCTACGACTACGACATTTACAACGCAGCCGCCGCGGCGTCGTATGTCAGCTTCTATGATACGGCGATTGCGCCGACCGTGGGCACGACGGTGCCGAAGTTTCAGGTGGGTCTTGCCACGCTGACGACGAAGACGCTGGGCGCACAGGATGCCGGCGGCATCTACTTCAAAGACGGCCTCTGGGTGGCGGCCACGACGACGTCGAGCGGCTCGAGCGCGCCCGCATCGGCGCTCGCGGTAAGTCTCGGCGTTTCGTAGATCATGGCTTTAGCTTCTTACCCCGGATGGCTTGGACCGAGCTATATGTCTCAGTCCTACATGGCCGATAGCGAACGCCTGATCAACCGTTACCCTGAAATGAACGAATCGCAAACGGCGCCGACGCCGGGGGCGCTGCTGCAGTGTCCCGGCTTCGAGCTCATCGTGGCGCCGCCCGCGAACTTCGGGGCGGGCATGTTCTCCGAATCCGGCCGCACGTTCTTCGTGACGGGCTTTACGCTCTACGAGCTCAACGCGGACAACACGGCGACGGCTCGAGGGGTCGTGGCACGGAATAACAATCCCGTGACGTTCATGTCCAACGGGGACGGTGGGCAGCAGCTGGGCTTGACCAGTGGCGATCAGTTCTATGTGCTGCACCTGACGTCAAACTTCTTCACGACGGTGATGACGAGTGGCGCGACGATGTGTGGCTTTCTCGATGGGTTCGGCGCCATCCTCGACGCGTCCACGTCCACGCTGCATGTCACGGCCTTCGAAGATTTCACCAGCATCTCGAGCGCGATTCTGCAGCGCACCTCAGGCAGTGACCCGTGGAAGGCGTTGTATGTCGTCAACCGTCTGATCTACATGCTGGGCGAGCACACGTCCGACGTCTTGTGGGATGCGGGCACGGCGCCGTTTCCCTTCGCGCCGATTCAAGAAGCGTTCATGCAGCAGGGCACGGCGGCCTCGTTCTCGGGCGCACGGCTCGGCACGTCGCTCATTTGGCTGTCGCACAACGAGCAAGGCCGCGGGCAGCTTGTCTCGGCCACGGGTTACGCGCCAGGGCGCATCAGCACACATGCCGTCGAAGCCTCGATTGAAACGTATGGCGATCTCTCGGATGCCGTGGCCTTCAGTTATCAGGAGAACGGCCATACCTTTTACGTGCTGACGTTTCCCAAGGCGGAGCGCACGTGGGTGTTTGACCAGTCGACGGGCCTCTTTCACGAGCGGCTGTATTGGGATACGACCACGGCGACCTGGCTGGCCTACCGGCCGATGTTCTTTGCCTCCGACCTGACGCGGAATCTGGTGCAGGACCGCGTGACCGGCGCGATCTATCGCATGCGCAGCAATCTGTTTACTGACGTGGACGGCGCGGCCATTCGCCGGCTCCGGCAACCGCCGCGGCTGTCGTTCGACCAGAAGCGGTTTACGACCCATGCGATCCAGTTGGTGATGGACGTGGGGCAAGGCGTGCAGACCGGGCAAGGGTCTGATCCGCAGATTATGCGGCAAACGTCGAAGGACGGCGGGCAGACGTGGAGCAATGAACAGTGGGCCTCGGCGGGCCCGATCGGCGCGTATGATACTCGGGTGCGATGGACGCAGTGTGGCCAGGCTCGGAATCGCGTTGATCGTTTCATTGATACAGATCCGGTGCCGTCTCGCTGGGTGGATGCGCTTATTGATGTGACGGTCGGCACCAGCTGATGCTGACGCCGTATCCGGTCAAGACGCCGCCGCTCGAGGGCCATCTGCTCAATTGGATATGGGGCCAATGGCTCAATGCGCTGCGGGCTGCCGTGAACGGCACGCCGGGGAACTCGACGCCGACGACGTTTGCGAATCTGCCAACGCCTGTCGCGGGCATGATCTACGTCGTGACAGATTCGACGGTGAACACGTGGGGGGCGGTCGTCACTGGCGGCGGGGGCTTTACGGTCGGCGCGTTTTTCAACGGGACCACGTGGACCGTGGCGGCGATATGAAGCAAGTGCAGGCGACGACGCTTGTCGAGCGGCCGGCGATTGCCTATCGGCAGGCGGTCTATGAAGACGTGCCCGCGTTGGTCATCCTACTGCGGCAGTTCGTGACGTCCACGAAGTATCGCGAATACGTGGGCGCGAGCGCGGAAGCCTTGCAGGCATTCCTCGAAGGCATCCTGCGCAATCCTTCGGCGGCCATCTTCGTGGCGGAACGGGATGCCGTCGTGATTGGCCTGATCGGCGTGCTCGGGTATATCCATCCGATGAGCGGGCGCACGGTG